GTTTACTGAGGAAAACATCAAGGCTGGAGACTACTTAGTATTTGAAACATTCAAAATTGTTGATCCTGAAACCCACACTGATGTCTATAATGATATCTTTGTCAAGGAATATCTTACACAAGCTATCAAGCAGCAGTGGGGTGCAAACCTTATTAAGTTTGAAGGCATGCAGCTTCCAGGTGGGGTGATGCTGAACGGCAGACAGCTCTACGATGATGCCACACAAGAAATGCAGAGACTAGAGGAAAAGTTAAGAAATACCTACGAGCTTCCAGTTGACTTTTTCGTAGGATAATAACATGGCTACAAACCTCTACTTCAGTCAAAAAGTTAAATCCGAACAAGATCTATACGAGAATATTGTTATTGAGTCCTTGAAGATGTACGGGCAGGACGTATACTTCATGCCTCGTAGCATTGTGTCTAAAGATACGGTATTCAGTGAAGATGTGGTTTCCAGGTTTGATGATGCGCACCTAGTAGAAGTATATCTGGAAAACGTAGAAGGTTATGGAGGAGACGGAGATCTATTCACTAGATTTGGCGTAGAGATCCGTGACCAGGCAAACTTTATCCTATCAAAGAAAAGGTGGGATGAGGTTATGCAGGACGCGTCTACGTCTCAGCTGAGACCGTATGAAGGGGATTTGATCTATATCCCACTGTCTAACTCGATCTTTGAGATTACACGGGTAGAAGATGAAAGACCTTTCTACCAGCTTTCTAATCTTCCAGTCTACAGACTAACGTGTGAGCTCTTCGAATACAGTGGAGAGCAATTCCAGACTGGTATCGAAGCAGACAGGATCGAAAGAGATTTTGCTTACCAGACGGTTCTTACTATTTCCGATAGCGCCACGTCCCCAGGTGGGTTATCTATTTCGGTTTCCGATATTGCAGATGGAGAAGGACTTATCTCTCTTGTTGGAGCACAGGATTCCAACTTCGGTGGATATAGTAAGGTCCAACAGGTTCTGGCTAATAACGTAACAATTACAGGTGAGATCGTTAACTACGACGGACCTACCAATAAGCTTTACCTTGCCAACCTTACAGCAGATGATGGACTGTTCCATAACTTTATTACGGATTCTGCTAGTCTCCAGTTACCGATTCAGTTTGTTGATGATGATGAAACTAGAATCTACATTACTGCAGTTGATGATAACATGCCAGACATTGACAACCAGCAGAATACATTCTTCGAAACTGAGGGTGATGACATTTTAGACTTTAGCGAAACTAATCCATTCGGAGAACCCACGTAATGTTCCAGCAACACTTTTACCACGAAAAGATCCGTAAGTGCGTTGCTACCTTTGGTACGATGTTTAATAACCTGTACGTGGTTCGTAAGGATGGATCAGGTAATGCCATTGACCAGATGAAGGTTCCACTGGCATATGCACCTAAGCAGAAGTTCTTGGACAGAATTAATCAGGCTCCGGACCTAGAAGACGAACGCTTTATTGCTATCAAGCTTCCTCGTATGTCGTTTGAGATTTCTTCCTTATACTATGATCCGGTAAGACAGTTACCAAAAGTTAATTCATTTTCTGAGCAGGATGATACCGGTACCGTTAGAAAAAAGTTTTACACATCTGTTCCATACATTATTAACTTCCAGCTGAACATCTTGTCTAAGACCAATGAGGATGCGGTACAGATTGTAGAGCAGATACTACCATATTTTGCTCCAGCATACACTGTTACCATGAAACAGTTTAGCGACTATCCGGATATTAAGGAAGATATTCCAATCTCACTGATTGGTATTTCATACTCTGATGACTATGAAGGGCAGTTAGAGAACAGAAGAACTATTATCTACACTCTTGATTTCGAAATGAAGACTGCATTCTATGGTCCAATCTCTACTTCGTCCATCATCCGTAAGGCTATCGTGGACTTTAGAGATCCTGATGTTACTGACGAGGTAGATCCAAGTCAGACAGATGATATCATGGAAAGAATTATCGTCGAGCCATTCCCGCTTGATGCTGAGTCCTTAGACAGTGTGACGGATTATACCATTTCTATATTGAATCCTGGTAATGGAGATAGCTTATGAGCAACATAGTACCTAAGAAGGATGTACCGGAAAGCGTACATTCCAGCTATGACGAAGACCTAGATCTGGTTCGGTCTACTCTTCGTACGCTTTTAATGCAGGGCGAGGAAGGACTTCAGCTTGCAAGAGATGTTGCTGATGAGATGCAGCATCCTCGTGCTATCGAGGTGCTGACCGGTATGATTAAGCAACAGTCAGAGAATGCACATGCCTTACTGGCGATGCATAAGAAGAACCAGGATATTAATGTAACTCAGGCCAAAGGTGCGCCAGAGGAACAAAGAGCTCTTACTCAAAATGTATTTGTAGGATCCACAGCAGAACTACAGAAGATGCTGCGTGGAGATAATGAGAAGGTGATCGAACATGATAATGACAGAATTGACCAAGGGGATATTCAAGCTCCTTAAAAGACTCATTGGCGAGTCCAGCATTGCATTAGCAATCATTTATACTATTGGGCATATCTTTATTGCCACAATCTGCAACTGGTTAATTACCGGTGCAGCTATGGAGTTAGCGGCTATTGATGCAATTGTAGAACCCATCATTAACGGGATTTGGTTCTATGCACTCCATAAACTAGCAAAAAGATTTATTAAAAATGAATGAAAAACAAACCTATCTTGGTAATGCCCAAGTAAAAAAAGATGGTGTTCAGCAGGGATGGACTCAAGAAGACATTGTTGAATACCAAAGATGCATGCAAGACCCTGTATATTTTGCAGAGAACTATGGTAAGGTAATCAATCTGGATAAAGGTCTAACACCTTTTAAGATGTATCCTTATCAAAAAGAAATGTTCAAACACTTCCAAGAAAACAGGTTCTCTATTGTATTAGCTTGTAGACAGTCTGGCAAGTCTATTAGTTCGTGTATGTATATTCTATGGTATGCATTATTCAATCCCGATCAGACGATTGCTGTACTGGCAAACAAAGGTGCAACTGCTAGAGAGATGCTTTCTCGTATTACTCTTGCACTAGAGAATATTCCGTTCTTTCTACAGCCAGGAACCAAAGCACTAAACAAAGGTTCTATCGAGTTTTCAAACAACTCTCGTATTATTGCAGCAGCCACCTCCGGTTCATCTATTCGTGGTATGGCTGTTAATCTATTGTTTCTGGATGAGTTTGCATTTGTAGAAGATGCAGCAACATTCTATACCTCTACCTATCCTGTTATTTCATCTGGTAAAACTTCTAGAGTGATTATTACGTCTACTGCTAATGGTATTGGTAATACATATCATAAACTTTATGAGGGTGCAGTTCAGTCAACAAATGAATTTAAACCCTTCAGAGTGGATTGGTGGGACGTTCCGGGACGTGATGAAGAGTGGAAGAAACAAACTATCTCAAATACCTCAGAACTACAGTTTCAGCAAGAATTTGGAAATACGTTCTTTGGAACAGGTAATACTCTTATCTCTGCAGATGCACTATTGAACATGAAAGCAGAGAGCCCTATTGAAAATAGCGAAGTTAGTGTTTACTGTAACCCTAAAGCTAACTATGATTATGTCATGACGGTTGACGTAGCTAAGGGTAGAGGACTGGATTATTCAACTTTTAACATTATAGACATCACTAGCAGACCATTTAAGCAGGTTGCATGCTATAGAAACAACTTGATATCACCGATTCTATTTCCCGATATCATCCAGAAGTGGGCAAAGAAGTACAATGATGCCTATGTCATTGTCGAATCGAATGATGCAGGATCAGTAGTGGCAAATGGATTGTATTATGATCTTGAATATGAGAACACCCACGTAGAGTCCATGATCAAGGCAAACTCGATCGGTGTTACTATGAATCGTAAGATTAAGAGAATCGGCTGCTCTAACCTAAAAGATTTGATTGAGGAAAAAAGATTACATCTTGTTGATATGAATACCATTTCCGAGTGCTCTACGTTTGAAGCTAAGGGTAACTCATTTGAAGCTTCGGATGGTAATCATGACGATCTGGTAATGAATCTTGTACTGTTTGCCTGGTATGTCGGTAGTCAGTCTTTTGTAGATAATACTGACATTAATCTAAAACAGATGCTATACGAGGAAAAGATGAAACAGATCGAAGACGAGGTAGTTCCATTTGGATTTGTTGATGATGGGAAGGATGAACCGGTTGTCGAAAGAATTGGTAATGATACGTGGGAAGTGGCTGAGCGTACCGAATTGTTCTAAAACTAAATTCTTATAAATATTCATATGGTTGAAATAACTTATTATGTTTACCTTATAATTTAATTCAAATGAAAAAAGGAAGACGAAATGGCATTCTTCACGCCTTCGCAGTCTCCAGC